GTGATTCACTGCCATAACATGATTCTTCCAATTCATGAAGCCAGAAGATTGCTTCTTTACATGAACGATTTTTCAAGGAATATAAGAATGCTGAACGAATTTCATCAAGACGATATAAATGTTTAGTAAGAATCATTATGATAGTATTGTTAGTATATTCATTCACAAAATTATGGCGTTAATTTTTTCGGACTATATAATTAATATTAGAATTCATGTGTGTCAAAAACATTGTAAATTTTTTTGCTAAAATCATTCAGAGCATACTCTCTATGCAAGGAGATCCAGCAAACGAAATTATTCCCAGACTTTGGTTAGGAAATCGTCAAGCAAGTCAGAATGAATTTTGGTTACGTCAGAATAATATAACTGTAATTTTTAATGCTACAAAAGATATACCTTTTGTTTCAGGAATACCTTCTATGTACAGAGTTCCTGTTGATGATAATCTACAAGAAAATGAAATACGCAATATGGAATTATGGTCATGGGAAATTATATTCAAAGTAATGAATGAATATAATAAGGGAAAAACTATTCTTATACATTGTGCTGCTGGTATGCAACGTTCTGCTGCAATTGTTGCAATGGTATTAATTGCCATGTTTCGTTGCACAGCAGATGAAGCTATTTCTTATATTAAAAAGAAACGTTCTATAGCCTTTCTTGGTCAAGCAAATTTTTACAAGTCCATAAAAGGATTTGAAAAAAGTTTTTTTGGTATGATTGTAAAAGAAAAACAATTTAGTAAGTATCCTAAGTTACCTTTACCTCCTTAGATAGATATATTTAATATAACTTTAAAATATTCATTATTTTTTCATTTATATTTATATTGTTAGGATTTTGATTTTGATTTTCATTTGTCGTATCACTATATTCCCAATATGCGTCTGTAATAAATGATGAAGAGCCTTTTACATTTGTACTACTTCCTAGAATATTTTCTCCCATACTATTATTTTTTCCACGAATTGAACAAACTAATTTCGGATGATCCAAATATGGTAAATCAACAGAAATGTCATTTACTGCTGATATATTAAACGGTGATGCATATGTCAACCATGCTACGGGTACTGAGGAATATGCTGTCATTCTTAGTAACCAATCAAATTCTGAAGTTTTTAAATCAATCAAATCTTTCTTTGATAGTAATTTTGAACCATTGTTTGATTTTACATAAATAGGAATATTTATCATTTGATTCCATAAGGGTGTTAATAAAAGTTCTAATCTAGATTCTTGAATATAAAAGGCTTGTTTTGAACATAATAAGGTTTTTTTAAGATTCCACATATCTATACTTTCATAACCTGCATCTAAACGTTCTTGCCATGTATGTTTTTTTTGTTCATAATCTGAAAACTCTAAATATCCAGGAACCCAATATATAGTATCATACATGGATTCACACCACTTGAAAAAATCACGTGTCTTGTTGCATTTCGGTAGCCCGATATCTCCAAGGAGTGCTAGATTTCGTGATACTGGTGTTAGAAGCTGTGATGACTGTTTCAAAGGAAGATTATGAACTCTTAGATTACTCGCAAATTGAATTCTAAATATTGAGTTTCTCATTACCATGATTTACTAAAAAATATTTAAGTCCTTCTAAATAGGATGGTAAAAAACCGCACAAGAAAAAATAATTTTCCATCAAGTCGTGTACAACATCACCACTTACTCCTACGTATGGAACTTGAAACATCTCCTCAAGAATCTGATAAAGAAAAGGTGAAACATATGATTGACCAAATTATTAAAGATATTAACATGAAAAGTCTCGCATCTCCCCATGTATATTATATGAAGTATCCTAGATTTAATGAAGGCCTTACAGGAATTGCACCCATTGAAACTAGCCATATTGCGTTTCATTTCTGGAATCGTCCTGATCCTCGTATTCTTCACACCGGTTCAAGTAATTGTTTACTTGAATTCGATATTTATACATGTGGAGTTCTTTCAACTAAAAATATTGGTAAGGTACTCCATCATTTAACCCATTATCGTCCTACGTATGTAGATATAACTTTGTTAAATCGCAATACTGGGCTAACCATTGATAGACATATGCACTGGAATTCTGAAGATGGTCAATCTTGGGTTGAATGGCTAAAAACACGTGTATTTCATTAATTACTTAGTATTATTAGTATTGTTAGTATTGTTATATACTTCAAGTGTGCGCGCACTAGGATCGGTCGCACCAGGAGTCCAGCGAGGCATCCAATGATAAGGTACAACACACGGTCCTGCTGAACCATAGTAGCGGTTAAACAGAACACGATAATAATAAGCTTCAGGTGTTTTCGGTGGTAAGTGTGTGAACATCTTCGCTTTCTGTTCCCAGTCAGGACCAACTGCTGCTAACGCACGTTCCTGGCATTCTTGATACCACGACTTTTTCTTACCACTTACACCATCACTAAATGCCTCCTTTTTACGCTTGATAATACTCGGAGGGAGAAGATATGATTCTAAAAATGCAAGGCGTAGAATCTGTTTCTCAACCCACTTACCCTTTACTGGACGACGAAGATTTGTTCCTATACTTTTCGCAACTGCTACAAATTGTTTATCTAAAAACGGTGTTCGCGGTTCTAGTCCATGACTGCTAATACTGCGATCTGAACGTAGTACATCAAATAAATGGATGTCTTTTAGTAAGCGATTCGTTTCAGCTTCAAACGCTTCATTTGAAGGTGCGTTATAAAAATACATATATCCACCAAAGACTTCATCTGAACCGTCACCATTAAATACAACCTTGCAGTCTGTACGCCTTGCAATCTCACGAGATACAAGCCAATTACCTACAGATGCGCGAACCGTTGTAATATCAAAACTCTCAATTGATTGAATGACTTCAGGAATGGCTGCAAAGAATTCATCAGGTGTCATAATGATTTCAGTATGATCAGAACCTATATGATCCGCTACAATTTTTGCATATTTTATATCTTCAGAACCTTCAAATCCAATACTAAACGTCTTTAAAGGCGGTTTACCAGCTTCTTTTAGTTCCTTTTGTACAAGAGCTGCAATAAGACTACTGTCAAGTCCACCACTGAGTAAGGCAGCAACAGGACGTTCCATCATCATACGCTTTTTAACAGCTACACGCAGACTTTTTGATAGTGCATCTGTCGCTGATTTACTAATTTCATAATCAGGGTTTTTTAACCAAGGAATTGTGTGATATGCTTCAAAACCAATACGTTGTAAGGATTTTAAATCATATGCCGCATAATGTCCTGGGGGGAAAGCTTCTACAATTGAACAATCACTTAGATTTAGTGCTTTTAATTCACTCGAAAATTTTATACGCATTACTGGTCTTAGCTTTCCCGATGAATCTGTAATACACATACGATCTTTCATAGTTTCTACAGGTTCTCCAAGTGTGTATCCGACAAATAAGGGGCGAACACCATAAGGATCACGTGCAACAAATGCAATTCCTGCAGTTATATCAATCACAATCATTGCAAACACACCATCTAAACTTTGAAATAGTGTCTTTGCATCAGTTTGTGTTCCTAAAGTTTCAAATAAAGGTCCTAGTACTGAACAATCCGAACCACTTGCATCAATTGAATGGCGTTTGGCTAAATCCTTCCAATTGTAAATTTCACCATTACACACCCAAACAAGATTTTTCTTAGTATTTGTCATAGGTTGCATTCCTGATGGTTCAAGTCCATTAATTGCTAACCGAGTAAATCCAAGTTGAAAGTTTTTATCTTCAATCATTCTTGCACCCTCAGGTCCACGAGCAGAAAGATTCTTGAGTAGACTTTCAGCCTGTTCTTTAGAATACACATCTCCTAGTAATCCCCAGATACCGCACATTCTTAAAATGAATCTAAGTATCTGTTTAAACCAAAAATTTTTAGCCGTGTATTACAGAAGAGATATGCCGATAGATGCTAGTGATAGACTTCGTAGACTTCAAGAAATTACTCAATTTGGTGGTTATGTAAATACACAAGCAAAGGCTAATCCTGGTGTAAATGTTAGTACATGCAGTGGATTTTACGGTAGTAGTAATATACGTAATTATCCGGATTATGCTACAAAATATAGTCTTGAAGATGGAAGACAGTATTTTAGTACTGCTTTATCACTAATACGTTAATACATATAAAATTTAAAGTATTTAGAGAATAGTATTGTCATATTTACAGATGTCAATACTATTAAAGACACAAGATGAACGATTAAAAGAAAGTATTCGGATCTTAAGTAAACTCAAAGAATTGGGAGTTCATATTACAGATCCTTCTTATAAAGAAATAAGTGGTCGTTTTAATGATTGGATAAAGTCTGGAGAAGAATGGAGCGGAACTATTGAATTTCCAAGATATAAACGAACGGCCGAAATACATCTTCCTGTAAGGCAAGGAAAATATGCAAAATGTGATTATCTTGTTTGGAAAGATTAGTAGGCAAATAATAGTGATCCACGTCCACCATAGATTTTCAATATATTATATGTCTCAGCCCAACAATATATCCAAAGACGTTGTGAATTGCGAATACCAAAACGCATTTCTTTTTTCATGATGCGATTCATATTCGCTTCACCGTTAACAACCGATGCTGGTGTATACCCAGAGTTAACACCAAAAGGAATACAGTACATATAACGATTGATCCATGGACTCTTTCGTTCTTCAAGGCTTGGTAAAATACTTCTATACAAGGCACAATTCTCTGTGCTTGTACGGACGTAAGATCCTTCATAAATTAATTCAATCAAAGTAAATGGTTCAGAGCCACGTGTAGAAAATCCTGGAATAGGAGTCGTAAAATATCCTGGATTCAGACCTGAACAATCTGGCCACCATAGTTTACCATTATTATTACTCAATTCTGCAGTAGATAAGAAGAATGCATTATAATTCATTGCATTATAATTCTGAGCCATGAAAAATAAATGACGAATAGGATTTTGTAATTCTAAAGCAACTTGATAATATGCTGCACGTTGAGTATCTTTTGGGTCAATTGGGACATGTTGAATAATTGGTACTTCAATATCTGCAAGACGAAACTGATTTGCTTCAGGTTTATCCAAGTAAATATATTCGGCTAATAAGTAACTATCTCCTAATGAAAAGGTATTTGGCATTTTAATATTTGGTATAGGTGAAACAGGATTTGGTGAAATTTCTGGTACTACTTTTCCAGATGGATCATTTCTATAAAATGAACTATTTTGTATAGGCCATAAGGAAATTCCTTCGGCACTTGTAGTTGAACTAGTTACTATTTGTGATTCTGTATAATAAAGACTTGTGACAGGTCGGAATTGGATACTTACACGAACTTCATCCACATTTAGACTATCAATGGGTAAAGCAGCACCAAGATCACCACGACTAAACCAGAAAGGAAGTGGAACAATGACTTGGGTAGGTGTTGATGAATTTCCAAGACTTGTTTGTGTAAATCCGTTTTGAATACGACAAATCATAGAGTTGACATCATTTACTTTTTCAAGAGGAGTATTAAATTCATCAAGAACTTCTAAAAGACGTCCGTCAAGAGTTTCGACAACATTACCACCAATGCTAACGTTCGCGTTCGCAATTAATGCATGTCCAAGACTATTTGTCCAACCGAATCGTGGACCGACAAAGTTTATTCCAGCAGATGTCATAGCATTTTGTTGAGGTGTATATATATCGGGCATAGTAGTAACTAGATAAAGACGTGTAATAAGTTCACCTTTTCTGAGTAAACGACATGAAGCCGTTTGATTAAATTGTGGAGATTGTTGAAAGTCAAGCCGCTGCCATTGAGTTGTCATACGACCTACACGAATATGTACACGAATATATGCTTTTACATCGGTTACGACTTTCGGAAGTAATCGTTCATCTTGTATTCCACTATGTAAAAGGCGAACCAATGAGGCTACCATATCTAACAATAGGATGTAATCTCTAAATGGACTTTTTTTCAACATGTGTCGTACTATTCCATTTACGTACTATAATGCACGGAATGTAAAGGAGTGAATCGCAAATAATAGCTATAGGTAATGATGTTATAGCTGCAATAATTGGTGCAAATGGATATTCACCAGAATCATTGGACATGACAGTCATCATTATTGCGCCAAGTGTGCCACCAAACGGCATTCCTACACACATTGCAGTCCAACAAGCCTTTATTGTTAGTAATGGTACATAGAGAATAATATTGAAATAGTTTAATGAGTTAGAATCATAAGTAGTATTTGAATCTGACATTATCTATAAATATATAATATATATTTAAATCTGCAATTATTCTTTCTAAATAAATAAATTATTTATCGTAATATATATTAGAATATGAAACGCGTATATAATTTAAAAATAGAACGTTTAGATGAAAATAATCTTCGTTTTCATACAAAGGTGAAACATTTACATCTGAAACCTCATAAATCCAACCCCACACCAAATCTACCATCATTTATTGATCTTCGTACAAATCCAAACATGCCTCCCGTATATGATCAAGGTCAATTAGGAAGTTGTACTGCAAATGCATTATGTGGTGCGTATGAATTTGATAATCCTGGATTTATGGGTTCACGATTATTCTTATATTATAATGAACGTATTATAACAAATAATGTATTATCTGATGGAGGTTCTACAATTTCTGCTGGAATTCAATCATTACAAACAAAAGGACTTTGTCCTGAAACTGATTGGCCATATGATGAAACGAAATGTTTGATACAACCCCCAGAGTCATGTTATACGAATGCACTAACACGTACTATTACAGAAATGACAAATGTGCCAACTACAATGGAAGGAATGAAAACGATTCTAGCATCAGGTATTCCATTTGCAATTGGTATAAAAATATATTCATCCTTTGAAAGTAATTCTGTAGCAAGTACTGGTATTGTTCATATGCCTACAAATAATGATAATTTACTCGGTGGTCATGCAGTATTAGTATGTGGATACAATAATTCAAAGAAACAGTGGATTATTCGTAATAGTTGGGGTTCTTCATGGGGAGATGCTGGCTATTTTTATCTACCCTATCAATACTTAACAAATAGAAATTTGTCTTCTGATGCTTGGTGTTTAGAAAATGTATCATTGGCAAAATATGTATATAATGTAAAATTACAACCTATGCCCAAAGACCCCACTTTATATAAAACAATATCATTTATAAATTCTCCACCCCAGATTGTGGACTTTCGTAAATCATATACTAACAAGATGGCAATTGTTTATAATCAAGGAAATATAGGAAGTTGTACTGCAAATGCATTATGTTCAGCATATTCATTTGTTTCACCAAACCAATATTTAGGATCACGTTTATTCTTATATTATAATGAACGATTAAATCAAGGAAATAAAATAAGTTCAAACGGTTCCATTATTCAAGACAATGGTTCTACAATAATAAATGGTATACGATGTTTACAGAAGTATGGATTATGCTCAGAAACATTATTACCTTATAACACTAAAACTTATGCTCTCAAACCAAGTCCTACATGTTATTCAACTGGATTAGGTTATAAATGTACAACATATTCGGCAGTATTACAAACCTTAAGTACATTACAAGGTTGTTTAATCAATGGGCAACCATTTATTCTTGGATTTAGAGTTTATTCATCGTTTGAATCTAGAAATAGTCTATTAACGGGCTATGTTCCTATGCCTTATGTATCATCCCTAAGAAAATCAGATATTTATCTTGGCGGACATGCAGTCTTAGTTTGTGGATATGATTTAACTCGTTCCTATCCTGCGAATCCATTAAACCCTACAGCATGTCCTGGTGGAAATGGTGTATGGATTATTAAAAATAGTTGGGGAACGAATGTTGGTGATCGTGGATATTTTTATCTACCACTACCTTATTTAACCAATCCTTCGTTAGCGATTGAATTTTGGAGTGTTACGGCGGTTAGTGCGTAAATTACGATAATGGCGACGCGTTTTACGTTGACCACCTGTTTTTTTAAGAGGATATAATCTTGAAGGTGTTCTTTTCAACTCGCTCAAGATATCATCATCTGTTAATTCACCAATTTTTGCAATTTTTTGACTGGTATCACCTATTCTTAAACTAGTACACAAAATAGGAAAATAAATCAATAATTCTTCTTCAGTAAGAATAAATTTTTGTCTTTTATTTAGATATATTGAAGAATAATGATTCTCACCATGATTGATTAAAAATATATATGGATAACCATTTTTATTAAACCTACTATAGTTTGATTGTTGATCACCAATTGAATCATCTGAATTTATAATACCACAATGTGTATTACCATACTGTAAGTCTGTAGAAAGTACTATGGCATTTACCCTATATGTACTACAAAATGTTGTAACTTGTGTTTCTTCTAAGTATTCTCGAAAATTATTTTTACTTACAGTTGCTCGGAAAGTTCGTAAGCTATTGAATGTATCGGTTGTATTTTCTTTGAAAAGATTATAAAATTCATTCCTGCGATAATAATCAATCATTTTTATCTTTTTATCATCAGTTAATGCTCTATATATTTTACTTAGTGAAAGGAATAACGCATGTAGTAAACATGAACCATCACCAATTGTATGTATAACTATAGATCCTGAATCAGAAAATTCCTTTTCTATTAGTTTCTCTTCTTTAGTAAATTTTACAAAAGAATAACTAGTTTCTCTTGAAAGTTTTTGAGGTTTTTCTTCATATTGTTTATTTTTTATTATATTATCAAAATAATTTTTAACATATTTATCAAATTGACTCCAGTGCTGTAAAAGTGGTTTATCTTTAAAAAATTCTCGTTGTAATTTTAATCTAGCATATCCTGGATAGGGTTCATCAACATGTGCAGGCGGAAGAGCATTTCTGAGATTTCTTAAATTAAATGATCGTTTAGTACCTTCATATGATGAAGACATCGTTTTCTCTATTATATCTTTAAGAATTGAATAATTTATTGGCAATACCATTTTCAAATCGTATCCAATTTAATGAAATACAATATACGAGCACTTCAAATTCTAAATCTTCACTCCCATTCGGTGGAGAAATATCCATTCGCAGACGAACATCACTTGTTTTACTTGTATTTATCCATCCTGAAGGATTATGTTTACCGGGTTCTTCAGCAAATGAATACCCATAAATAAATGAATTATACGCAACTATACCGCCTTTATGATCTTTTGCAATAGAACGACGAAAGTAATCACCATACGATTCAATCAATGATATTCCATTGACTTGTATAGTTCCCTGTGTAAGCATACTTTTACTTGGTGTATTTATGGACCATTCACTTTCAAGGACACTTCCGTAATTGGTCCATTCATTGTTTAAGGAAACTGCTTTGCGACGAATTACCCAAATAATTTCTTCAAGTGGTCCATTGACTTCAATAGGAAGTTGTAGTCGTACCATTCCTGGACCCGTATTTATAACATACTTTTTCGGTTCACTGAACTGAAATGCTTGGATTTCACGAAATAGACGCTCAAAAGGAGCTTTTAAAAGTGCAGTTCGCAGCTTTCCATCTGTCATCATTCCATAGGTAACAAGACGTGCATCAGCAAATACAGGAGGTGTACTTGAAGCAGTAACAGAAATATTTGGGCCTGATAGTGGTTGAAATACAAAAGTCTTTCCAAGAGGTGTATCATCACATGAAGCACGTAGTCCAGATGCAATTCGTACACATTCTGAGAATGGACGTAATGTTATTTCTATGCGAACAGTCTTTTCGCGACATGAGATTAGCGGAAATCCATTTTGTAAACGTATTCTTTGAAATGTAAACGGAAGAATACATGTTATAAATCCATTTGAGGTTGGAAAAACTTTGCCAGGAGATTGGTTAATAAGACTAGGTATATCCACTTTTCCATATGCATCATTCGCAATACCAAATTGTATATTTAAATCATGAAATAATGTTGCGTAAATATTTGAAAAATCTCCATCGATTGTTTCAATAATTTGGTCTTCAATAATAAAGTCAGCTCGCTGAATAATTACTGAACCAAGACTATTTGCATAGTACCATGCACTTTGGGGATCCACATAATTCAGAGTATTTGTTTGTAAACCGTTTATAATATTATTAGGAAGCCAATGTCCTAATTGTATTTGTAATGCTACTGAAAATAATAAGTCTCCAGCATTAACAGAACCGATATTGAAAACCAGTTTTTGTCCAAAATCCAGAGCTGAGATGGATGTAAATTCTTGTAGGACAGGTGTAAATGGTAGAATACGTCGTTGTTTTGCGCGTGTAAACCAGGACTGTGTCGCAGTTAATGGAAATAATGCATCGTCCATTTCATCACGATCAGCTAAATCAATAATCGTTGTTTGATCACCAAGAGGTCGTGATAGATTTGTCTGTGGATTATTTAATTGTGAAAAGTTCATAGTAATCTTATCCTCTTCTTACTTCGGGAAATTAATTTGCATATTCTAATCCTCCACGTCTATTGCGGATTTTATATAATGCCCAAGATTCACAACAACTATTCATAAAGACTTGTTTATAACCCAATTGAGGATCTATAATAACATCATTTAATCCTATACTTAACATAGGTCTATCAGCCGTCGTAAAGTTAATTCCTCCTGTTGGTTCTCGTAAGGAAGGAAGACTATCTTCAACACGCCATCCTCGTGACCAATTCAAAATAGATATATTATTTGCAGTTGTACGATCTTCTTTTGCATGTCCAATAATTGTTTGTAATATACTTGGTGGCCATGCTTCTTCACGAACCTTTCCAGCAATTGTGAGTTGAATGCTTGTATAATATTGTTTATCTGCCGACCTGTCATTTGTAAATTTCCAAAGACGATTTAAGTATTTATCACCTTGATTTCGGAAAAAGGTTATTATTCGTTCAACTGTATAATTTGCATTAAGGAAACGGACAATGTTTGTAGTAGCTCCATTTTGCACAGAACTATAGTCTAATTGATTGATAATAAACCGGTTATCAAAATAACGAATGTAGGGAATTTCGATAGTTTCATCAGCAAGTTTTGCCCTTGCTTCATTACCAAGATAGTATTGCTTTGTTCTCAACGTTAATGTAGGTTGTTGTATAGAATCACGTGAAACTCCTTGTAAGGTAGTTGTTCCTTGTGTAAATCTTGATAACCACGGAGTTGGTGGAGAATTAGAAGGGGAATTTGATTCAATAAGACTTTCTAGTGGACGTAGTGTAAGACGCAGACGGAATGTTTGATCACGAAGTCCACATAATGGCAGACCACGATCACCAGGTAAAGAACAACCAATCATCGGAAGAGGAAGTTCTAAGCGGCCAGGAACAGCATTTCTAGAAATACTTAATGGTGAACCATCGTGCATTCCTGCAAGACTTTGTATTAAAAAGGCATTGTTGAAAGAACCTTTGGTCAAAGCAGCGGCATATAGTGAATCCCCACTGACTTCTTGTAGAAGTATCTTGTCTTGATAAATTTCTATTTTTTCAAATAAGAAATAGGCAATACCATTTACATATCCATTTACATAACCGTTTTGGTCAGTTATAATTCTATTTTGTGCATTCGCAGCCAGCTGTGATGGTAACCATGTAGGAAGGTCAATTAAAAGTGTTGCTTCTTTCAAAATATCACCAGGAAGATCAAATTCAAATTCGCAACGACTGTTGAATTTTGATGGATTTGTAGGGACTGTTAATCGTATTTCAGGAACACTCGCAGGATAACGTTCATAACGCCAATCAAATGGATGTATTGCTTCAGTATCATCTTGGATAAAATACTTATCTTTCACTCCACGTGCTACAAGCTCATAGAGTGAACCTTCAGCACTTGTTTGTGAACGTTGCATTACCTACACTATGTATAGTAGAATAGTTTTAATAGCCTTACATAATGAAAAATTTGATACTATTAATTTAATTTAATTTATTTTATTAAAACCAATTAGAATGAATTTAGTGATTGTTGAATCTCCTGCAAAATGTGGAAAAATTCAGGGATTCTTGGGTCCTGGGTTCAAAGTCATTGCATCTATGGGTCATATTCGTGCATTAAAAGAAACACTTGATTCAGTAGGAATTGAGCGTGATTTTGAACCGACTTTTGAATTTATGAAGGATAAGGCAAGTACAATTAGTTCTTTAAAATCTGCAGCATCTAATGCAAGAACTGTCTATCTTGCATCAGACGATGATAGAGAAGGTGAATTAATTGCCTATAGTGTATGTCTTCTACTGAAGCTAAATCCAGCGACTACACTTCGCTCTGTATTTCATGAAATCACACAATCAGCAGTGAAACAAGCGATTGAAAATCCTAGACGACTGGATATGAATAAGGTTTATGCTGCTGAAGTTCGTGCAATGTTGGATATGATGATTGGATTTACAATGAGTCCACTCCTATGGAAAAATGTTGGACCCTCACTTTCTGCTGGAAGATGTCAAACTGCTGCATTGCGTCTTGTTTGTGAACGTGAAGATTTAATTTTATCCTTTGAAAGCAGTGATTCGTGGAAGATTTCTGGAACTTGGGCTAAGTATGGAACTACTAGTAGTTCTAGTAGTAGTTCTAGTAACAATACATGGGATGCAGTATTAACCGATGAATTAGAAGATGAAGATTCTGCACAAGCATACTTGCAAATTCATCATGATCAACTTTATGGAAAAATAGTTTCTGCCGAAACAAGTCCATGGTCTGAAAAACCTCCACTACCTTTAATAACTAGTACATTGCAACAACAAGCATCGTCAATCTTCATGTCAAAGCCGAAACAAACTATGAATACTGCACAACGTTTGTACGAATCAGGATATATTACCTATATGCGAACGGACAAGGCACTACTAAGTGAAGAAGCTACATTAGCAGCACGTGATTATGTTTCATCCACATACGGAGAAAATTATGTTGGCAAAAGTAATAAGTCACCTGAACCAAAGACTAAAATAAAAACAACCGCAAAAGCAAAGGCTGAAACTCAAACGAAAACTCAAGATGCACATGAAGCCATTCGTCCAATTTCTATGACTATGACAAGCCTTCCAACTACAGAAGATTGGTCAGCGATTGATCGTAAAATCTATCATTTGATTTGGATGCGAACGATTCAAAGTGTCATGGCATCTGTAAAGGGTGAACAGCGAACGCTAATCATTGTTGCGGATGGTGATAATGAAGAGGATTTCACATGGAGAGCATCTTGGCGTATAACAATCTTTGATGGTTGGCGAAAGATTCAAATTAAAGAGCGATCAGAGGATGACCAAGAAGAAGAAAAGGAAGCTGAAGAAAAAGAATGGGAAATGGCGTGCAGTCTTGTCAAAGGAATGAAGGTTCAGTGGAAAACTATGAATGCCGCCCCGCATACTACGCGTGCAAAACAACATTTCAATGAAGCAAATTTAATTCATGAATTGGAATCACAAGGAATTGGTCGTCCATCAACTTTCGCATCTCTGGTATCTACAATTCTTGATCGTCAATATGTAGAAACTAAGAACTTTCCATCCCATAGTGTAACAACTAAAAAGCTACAGATTGAACCAAAACAATGGCCACCAAATATTGAGATTATAAATAAAGAAGTTGGTGGTGAAAAGAATCGTCTTGCTCCTACACCTCTAGGAAAAAGTGTTCTGCAATTCCTGCTAACGCATTTTGACGACTTGTTTCAGTTCACGTTCACATCGCAAATGGAGTCGCGGTTGGATAAGATTGCTGAAGGTCAAGAAGCATGGAAAATGGTATTGAAAGATACCTGGAATACCTACAAGGATCGTTACACTGATTTGTTTAAACAAGCAGCAAGTGTATCATCTGAACGTCGTCGTATTCTTGGAGATTATATTGCAGTAATTGGGAAAAAGGGTCCTTTACTCTTAAAAGAATCTGCAGATGGTGATAAAGATAAAACAATCTTCTATGGATGGCCTGATAGTATAGGATTCCAGGAATTAACGCTTGAACAAGCGATTAGTTTTGCAGAATCGGCAGCGAAAGGATCGCAGGGAGATGTGATTGGAACTTTGGAAGATAAACCAATTATTAAAAAGAATGGAAAGTTTGGTTGCTATGCAATGTGGAATGGAAAAACAGTAAGTTGTAAGGATGAAGATACACTAGAAACATTGACTGAGAAATTTAGTAATCAATCATCAAAGAGTATTGGAGTATTTGAAATTCGTACAGGTCCGTATGGTCTATACATGTTTAAAAAGAATGTTACAAAACGTTCATTCGTTAGCATACCATCATCTGTAAACTTGGATACTGTCACTGAGGCTGAATTAGTGACAATATTTCAAAATGGATTAAAACAAAAAGCAAAAGCATCAGGATTTCGTGGTGGTAGACGTGGTAAGTGATACTAAACTATGTTTATATTCATACGATGAACATAAATATAATTTTATTTTTATTTTCCCATTTTTCCCATTTTTCCCATTTTTTTATTTTATTTTATTTATTTTAAATAATTCACGCAGACTTCTTTACTACGCGGGGGGCGGCTACCTTCTTGGGGGCCTCTACGGCGACAGCGACAACGGCAGCGGCAGGGGCATCAGCCTTTACTACCTTGCGGGCTACCTTCTTCTCGGCGGCGGCAGGAGCAGCGGCTACGGGGGCACCCTTGCGGCGAGCAGAGGCCTCGGCTACGGCACGCTTGTAGGGAGTCTTCTCATCAGCCTTGCGCATTTCATCCCATACCTTGCGTACTTCCTCATGCCACGCCTTTAGTTGCTCAGGAGTCTCACCCTTGGCTACCTTCTTTCCATCCGCATCTACCTTGGCACTGCGGCGGCGGCGGCGGGCCTTTAGCTCTTGACGAGCGGCACGCTTTAGGTCCTTAAGGCTGTCCTCAATCTTGGCGATACGTTCTACTAGACTTAGTTCTACATCAACAGGTACAACAGTGGAGGCCATTTCTCTTATACCCTTATGTATGTTAATATTTGTTATCCTTTAAACGCACATTTAGTTTATTTTTAAAACACTTCGGGGGATTTATAAGGAATTAGTGCGTTTGAATTATTTAGTTTAAAAAATATTACTTAAAAATATGAAATCATCGAGTGTATAAATTAGGATTTTTTCATTATATATTATATATTGAAAAAATTCCGGTCCTTGTAGGGGTCGAACCTACGACTTTCCGGTTAACAGCCGAATGCTCTAACCAACTGAGCTAAAAGACCAGCTAAAATATATACGTACAAATCCTTTATACTGTCTTTTAGGATTTTGTATCGGGATTTTCTGAAGGGGAGTTTTCAGAAAAATCTATAAGAAAATTTTAGTTATTATCTAATTATAAATTCTCCCCATCATAATCGGGATAAATATATATATATATTTATACGCAGATAATTATTTTTCTATTTCCGAATGATATCTTAGAAATAGTATATATTATTTTTATTGAATTATGATAGAATGCAGTTTGCGAATCAATATTTTTTTGCAAGTTCTTTTACATTTGATGGAAATGTAATAATTACTTCAACATTAACAGTATCAAATACATTTGATGCTCAAGGAGGTATTAAAACACCATCCTTATTTAATATTTCTCGTATAAATGGTGTATCTATAACACAATTTGGTTTACAAGGAGCAACCGGACCTGCTGGTAGTGGATTTACAGGAGCAACAGGAATTCAAGGAAATACAGGAAATCAGGGAGATACAGGGTTTGGATTACAAGGTCCTATCGGCCCTACTGGACCTTATGGTTCACCTCCAGGAGCTACTGGTATTATTGGGGCTACTGGAATTCAAGGAAGACTGGGTCCACTTGGATCAACAGGACTAACTGGATTAATAGGATCAATAGGATCTACTGGTGTAGGCCTGATGGGATCAACCGGACTAATTGGACCAAGTGGGGTTCGAGGACCAACCGGTGTTAATGGGAATACAGGTGTTAAGGGGGATACAGGTGTTGGATTAACAGGTGCTACTGGTATTTCACCCTTATATATTACTATTAAACAGAATACAATCTCAATTGGTTATAATGCTGGTAATATATCTCAACAATCTGGTTCAATTGCTATTGGTTCTAATGCCGGTAATAACAATCAACAATCTGGTTCAGTTTCTATTGGTTGTAATGCTGGAAATAATAGTCAACTTGTTGATGCAATAGCTATTGGAACTTCTGCTGGCAATCAAACACAAGGAAATTATTCTATAGCTATTGGAAAATTTTCTGGTAATAGATTTCAAGGAGCTAATGCTATAGCTATTGGTTCTAATTCGGGTGGATTTAATCAAAAACCAAATGCCATAGCAATCGGAAATCAAGCTGGTGGTAATTATCAACAACAGAATACTGTAGCAATTGGAAATTCTGCTGGTAATCAAACTCAAGGAAATTATGCTGTAGCTATTGGATTTGATGCTGGTGGTAATTATCAAGAACAATATGCTGTCGCTATTGGAAATTTTGCTGGTTTTTCTAATCAAAAAACCAATTCTATCGCTATTGGAAATTATGCTGGCTATTCTAATCAGGGTTTAAACGCAATCGCAATCGGAACTGCCGCAGGTTCTAATTTACAATATTTCAGTACTATTATAATAAATGCTACTGGAAAACCATTGAATTCAGTAGTTCCAAATTCATTCTATGTGGCTCCATTAAGAAATTCAGATGCACTAACAGGATTATCTAATTTATATTATAATCCTAATACAAAAGAAATGACATATTCAGCTTATATATCTGGTTCAACTGGTATAACAGGTGCTACAGGATTATTAGGATCTACAGGATTAACTGGTACAGTAGGATCAACGGGTATAATAGGATCAACGGGTATAATAGGATTGACAGGATCAACTGGTATAATAGGATCAACAGGCGTTGGTGCAAATGGCTCTACTGGAATTAAAGGAGATACTGGAGCTTTTGCTCCTTATGCAACTGTATCTTTAACTAATATCGCAATTGGTTATAATGCTGGTGTAGAATATCAAAATCAAAATGCAATAGCAATTGGAAATCAAGCTGGAAATAGTGCTCAAAAGACAGCTTCAATTGCCATAGGTAATTACTCTGGAAATAGTTTGCAAAAGGAATATTCAGTTGCTATTGGATATAGATCTGGAAAGGTAGCTCAAGGAAGTAATTCTATAGCGATTGGATCTAATGCTGGTGCTAATCAACAAGGTAATTATTCAATTGCAATTGGATACAACGCTGGTGGTAATTATCAATATCCAAATTCTATAGCAATTGGATACCAAGCTGGAAATAATGGTCAACATGTAAATACAATTATATTAAATTCTTCAGGAATACCATTAAATTCTACAAATCCAAATGCACTTTATATATCTCCTATTAGAAATGTAGATCCAATAACAGGTTTAAGAAGCTTATATTATAATCCAGACACAAATGAAGTTACATATAGTACTGGTGTTAGTAGTGGTGGTGGTGGAGGTGGAGGTGGGGATAATGGTAGCACAGGTCTATCAGGATCAACGGGTCTAAATGGATCAACAGGAGTTATAGGTTCAACAGGAGTTATAGGTTCAACAGGAGTTATAGGTTCAACTGGTGTTATAGGTTCAACTGGTGTTATAGGTTCAACTGGTGTTATAGGTTCAACTGGTGTTATAGGTTCAACTGGTGTTATAGGTTCATCTGGTGTTCAAGGACCAACTGGTATTCAAGGAGCTACAGGAGTTATTGCTCCGTATACAAATATTACACAAAATACTATAGCTGCTGGATTTAATGCTGGAGTAGGCCAACAAGGTAATTATGCAATAGCATTTGGAAATGAAGCTGGAAATACTTTACAAAAAAATAAGGCAATTGCACTTGGAAATAAAGCTGGTTATTCTAATCAACAAAATAATGCAATCGCAATTGGAAATAATTCTGGAAAATCAACACAAGGTTTAAATAGTATAGCAATTGGAAATTATGCTGGAAATATAAATCAATTAAATAATGCAATAGCAATTGGAAATTATGCTGGAAATATAAATCAATTAAATAATGCAATAGCAATAGGAAATAATTCTGGAAAATCAGCACAAGGTTTAAATAGTATAGCAATTGGAAATAATGCTGGATTTAATGACCAACATTTAAGTACAATAATATTAAATGCTACTGGACAAATATTAAATACTCAAAATCCAAATTCATTTTATATAGCTCCTATAAGAAATGTAGATACACTTACAGGTTTATCTAATTTATATTATAATCCTAATACCAGTGAAGTATTATATTCAGCTTATATATCTGGCTCTACAGGAGTTATAGGTTCAACTGGTCTAAATGGATCAACTGGTCTAAATGGATCAACTGGTCTAAATGGATCAACTGGTCTAAATGGATCAACAGGTTTAAATGGATCAACTGGACTAAATGGATCAACAGGACTAAATGGATCAACAGGCTTATTAGGATCAACTGGATTAAATGGATCAACGGGTCTAAATGGATCAACAGGACTATCTGGATCCACTGGACTTCAAGGAGATACTGGTCTTTTTGCACCATATTCAATTATAACACAAAATACTATAGCTGT